CAATTTTTAGGGATTGTCCTGAGTAGGTTGAAGGAGCGTCCGTAAGGGATGTGAATACTGAAGCCCCCACAGTTTCTGTTCCACCTCCGCTACCTTTTCTAATTATTTTGGTTCCTAAAGATTTTGGAATTAAAGATTTTATATGAACATCGAGACCTTTAAAAACCTTTAATTCTACTTCATGTTCAAATCTATTTATTTTTTCAAGTAAATCTTTTTGAGTTATTTCAATTCCATCTTTACCTTTAATTCCGGGTTCTCCATCAAAATAATCCTCCCCTTTTACTGGAGTTACTTCTTTTTTAAAATCTTTTACTTCTGTTTTTGTAAAATAGTCTTTTCCTTTTATTGGTTTTACAATGTCAATAAATTCTTCAATATCTTCGTCTGTAAAATAATCTAAACCTTTTTCTGGAGTTACTAAAGAAATAAGTTCTAATTTAAATTTTTCTTTTTCTTCCTCTGTATAAAAATCAATTCCAGCAATAGGGGTTTCCCCAGGTTCTCCCTTAATACCTGGTTCTCCTTGTTCTCCTTTCCATAGCTCTAAAATAGCTATAGGATCATGTTCTTTTCGTGAAGTAGTGGAAGAAGCAAGAATTTCTGCAATTTCTGCAAGCTTGTTATTTGTTTCTGCCTGCTCAATAAATGAAGCTACATCTTTTTCAGACAAATACAGTCTTAATTTTTTAATGAGATCTTTCTTCATTATAAAGTTTTTAATTATTGATAACTAACTGAAAGCACAGTTGCAGCTCCTGTAATAATTGTAAGTCCAGTAGAGAACTGACAATCAAAAATTAAGGTTTCCATTGCGCCAGCAGCTGGAGTAAATGTTGGAGCTATTTCAGTTCCAGAAGCAGCAGTATTGTCATATACCGCGATAGTTCCAAGTGTTCCACCTAAGACCGTTATGCTATGTAAGAATCCAGCACCTGATTTTACTGTTGTTGTTGTTGCAGTTTTTATTGCAAGTTTATTAAATCTATTTATCATATTAAGTTAATACTAAATTATTTATAATTTTAGAACTTGGACCCTAAGTTCTAATTTCTCTCCACCGTTTCGGATGGAGAGTGATTAGGGCTTAGTCGTTGTCCGGAGCAACTACAGTAATTGTAGTAGCAGTAACCTGAAACGCATACCAACCAGTCGCTGTAACTTGCACGCATCTCAAAAGAGTGTTTGCAGCAACGTCGAGTTGATTTGTTCCATCAGAGTCAACTGTATTGATAGTATTGTTAGAAAGAGCGGGAGTTAACAACTCAAATCCGTTCGCACCAACATAAATATTAATTTCCTGACCAACTGTTCCAGCCACAATAGCTGGAAGTGTGACCGCATTTGTAGCAGCAGCCGAAGTTACTGTTACAAAAGTAGTACCATCAGCAATGAGTCCAGTTGTAAGACCGTCTGCTGTTGATGTCGCAGTTGCGATAACTGCTTGCTTTAGATACGTTACCGCACTAGTAGCAAGTTCTGCAGTTCCAATAGAGCCTGCGTCAGCAGTGATCGGACCCTGAATTTCGTTTGCTTTTAGAATGTCAAAATTAGTTATACCCATAAAATTTTAAGTGATTAAACTACGAATATATAATCCCTTTCGGTTTCCTCGCACCCACTTAAAGTGCGGTCTAAATCGTAGCCAGTGAATAATACTTTTAGAGTTAGGGACAAGGGCACAGAAATAAATCCATGCACCTATCCCTAACCCCAAAAGGGTTAGGATGAGGCTAACTCAAACCTGTAGAACCAACGATACCAGCGTAATCAAGAGCGCCTACAACTTCTCGGAATGAACCTTTGTAGATGTAGTTATTGTTTCTCTGGAACTTCCAGTCAACAACAGCAGTCTCGATACCTTGTCTTATCCAGCGAGTAATACTGTGGTTATCTCCAATGAGGAACCAAGCAGTATCAGAACCACCAGCGGCAGCACCAATCCAAGGACTCATAGCGACATTGATACCAAACTTAGCAGAGTAAGCATTCATATCATTGTTACCAGTTCCAGATCTTAGCTCGGACTCGGTGATTTCAACAGCTAGCTTAAAGAGTTTTGGTGGAACCAAAAGTGTCTTAGGCATAGAACCAGAGATAACTCCGTCTCCAGACTTCTGTTCGATCATCATTATAATAGCCTCGTTAAGTGAAGTTTCACTTAATGCAGTAGCTATTTTGTTGTCGACAGTAAATCCACCAAGAGTAGTGTGAGAGTCAGATATAAGAGCTGCTCCGTCGTTAGTAAGAGCAGTGGTAAATGCATTTCGGAAAATAGCGAAAGCATTTTTGTCGCGTGACATACGACCCTTTCGAGCCATATCGCGAACTGCGCGGTCCACTAAACCGAACTGATCATCATCAAAGAGATTCTTTGAGATTTCTAAAGCTTGCGCGTATTCAGTAACTGTGAAAGTTTGCTGATTACCAAGCTTGAAGTGAGCTTCAGGAACATCCTGAACTTCAGGTTTTAATTCCCATAGGCCAGAACCACTGAAGATTTCAGAGATAACTGAAGCCGAATTAACTTGTTCAATGTTGAAAACTACGCCAGAGTCAGCCGTAACTAATCCTGGGTGCATTTCACCATTAAACTCTTGAAAGAAAACTTTATCTAACGCAGTCTTTACTGCATTAGGATTTAAGGAAGCTGTGTTCATATAATTATAATTCTAATTAGTTATTAAGCTTACTCCATGTAAGTTCCAGTAAAGCAAGCCATAAAATCGACCGAGTTAGTTCCTGCATCTCCAGTTCCTGTTAGGAAAATGCCGTTGGTAGCACCATCAGTAGCAGCTGTATCCACTGTGAATACAAGTGAAGTAAGATCCAAAACCACACGCTTATTAGCGAGTGCTAAAATTTCTGCTTCGGTATCAGCCGCAGTAGAAGACTTAGCTTTCGCACGATACACAACACCCGGTAGAGGCATATAAACATCTACTACTCCATCAACTGAGGCTGTGTGGTTAGAATCACTAGCAGCTATTCCGGCAAAAACATCTGTGCCGACAACAGGCTTACCATCAGTTAGAAGTGCAGCGTAAACGCTGGTTCCAATAGTTGTAAGCATAACAGGCTCACCAGCAAGAATAGCGGTAGAACCCGCATCTGTCTGAAAGCGCCTTGAAGGAACCACATTGTGACCTGCGGAATCCTTGATTATAATATCTTGTCTTGACATATTTTTAATGATTAACTTTTAATGTCCTCTGGCTTGAGTCCATATCGTTTCAAAAGCTGAGCATCAGCATCACTCACATTAGGAGTATTTTTTGGAGCGTCACCTTGAATGTCATGTCCACCGCTTCCAGCCCCCGCACTGGGATTGGATTTTTCTTTAGCATTCATTTCACTATCCAATTTCTCGAATCGTTTTCTGTTTGCTAAAAATCTGGCGGTTGCGAGATCAGCCTTTATAGCTTCTCTTGTATCGCCCGAGCGCTTAATGCCATTCTTAAAGTAAAACTCAATTAATTCTCTTTCATCAGAGTTATCTGATAAGGATTCCAATTCCGTAGAAATGACATCCTGCATTTGAGACAATTTGAATTCTTCCAGTTTTTTATCGACGTCATCAGAGTTTGGTTTCGAATCATCCTCGTAATCTTTGTCGGTTGATTTTTTAGCAGCTTCTTCCTCCTCCTCTCGTTTTTTCTTGTCATCCTGATTCTTTTTTTGAAGAAGAAATCGGGCTTGTTCAAGCTCTTTCGAAACTCGGTCGAGTTCTGACTTATAATCAACTTTGGGTGCAGCATCCGGCTTTTTGTCGCCTTCGCCTTTTTCACCTTCTACTTTCGCTTTATCTTCAGCCGCCTTTTGGTTGGCTTCTGCTTCAGCTACTGCTTCAGGCGTAGCATCCTTAATCTTCGCACTTGACTCTGGAGTTGAGTCCTTCACCTCCACTTTTTTATCTTCTTTAGTCATAATATATTCCCCTACTAAGGCAAGGGTTGCCGTACTCATCGCCACTTTTTTTTCTGAAATAAATTTCAGAAACAGTAAGTGTTACTTAATAATACATCCGATGGTACTGTGCGGATGTTTGGAAAAAAATCATTTGTGATAATTTCTTTCCGAACATCCTTACTTTTTTTCTTTTATAATTTTCAATCTACTTAGATTATACAGTTTCTTATTTAAGACGTCTAGTGTATATAACATCCATTTACCGCCAACAAGGAGTTCCTCGTCAGTTGCTTCCTCATACATCTTTTTACAAGCAACTTGTTTCATATCATCCATCAAAACTTCCCATAATCCAACAGCTAAAATTAATTTAGACTCCTCAATTATGCGACGCTTCTCTGCTTCTGTTAAAATTCTACCTTTATAAGTCATCACACCACCTGTGAGCATTCGTAATTGCGCGCTTTCATCAAGCACTGTAAAGAGATTTTTGGCTTCCTTATGTATTTTTTTAACTTTTTTTATTGTCATCTATATTTATTAAAATCTATCCTTGATTTAGTAAATCTTTTAATGACCCATTACCTGTCATTTGTCCAGTAAGATTCTGATTCACTCCTTTTTGTTGTGCCATATCTCTGCCACTTTCTCCCTCCATAGGAGCCAATGGAACCATCTTCTTTTTATACTTATCACCATCTCCCGGACGATATACTTCCACTAAGAAATCTTGAGTAACTGCATCTTGGTCCAAAGTTGGATTCTGAATCAAGCGATCATAAGCTTCAAGGTTAAGAGCTTTTTCTAAATTTTTATTTGGGACTTCCAAGAAATCAGATTTAACTTTTATTTTAAATTTTAATTCACGAAAAGCTTTCGGATTTACTTTATATATTTTTACTTTAGAATCAAAGCCACCTTCTTCATCCATTATTTTGAAACTTTTATCCATCATTTCATCTTTAGTTATTTCATCCTTATCATAATCCTCATCTGTAAATTGTATTTTTTTAGTAATCTTTTTTCCATTCTCAACTTTGTCCGGCAAGATAAAAGATTTAAAAGCCATTCTTCCAGATGAAGAAGTTATCTCTGAAATTTCTCCAACAGAAAGGTGCTGGATAATATCGGAAGAAATCAGCGCACCTAAATCTTCAACAAAGAATCCGAGCATTTTAGAAAACATACCGAGTGCTATCGCAGCATTTTTTTGTAGTGCTGAAAATTCATAAGCAGTTTTAGTTCCACCTTCAGAAATTCCTTGACGAGTATTATCCTGTGAACTTTCGCTCATGGATTTTTCAATCATAGAAATAGCTTCGAGTCCAGCACGCAAATCACTTCGCGGTCCAATACTCTCTAGCTTAGTATTTGGGTCTTTAAATGAAGTGATAGAGCCCGGAACCATGACGGAGGAGTCTACATCCTCGGAGCCATATAGCGCCATAGGCGGCATAAGCGCGAGGAATGTTCCATCCATAACCATGTTATACATCGTGTCAATCAAATCCTGATCGGATCCAAGTTTGTTGGCCGCACTCTTGTAGTAAAAGAATTCTCCATTTCTTAAAAACTCGTATCCCATTTTTGCGAAAGGATATTTTTTATCCAGTCTTTGAATCGGATATTCCTTGTCGCACATCAACACTCCATTAAGAAATGTCAATTGAAGGTCTAAAGAATGGTTGTAATATATGACTTCTTCGTCCAAGTACCCCTTCATAGTCTCGTCTATCTGGTCGTACATAGTTGAAGATTCCAAGTCAAAAACACTACGAATCCCCGACTTGACATACGTCCAATTATTATGGCTTCCGTATTTTAACCGAGCTTCTTCGTGGTCGATATATTTTCTTTTCGCGACAAATCTTTGTTTCTGAATATTCGGCTCATAAGCATTCGCGATATAAAATTCATTACACTGAATAAGATGAAATTGAAAACCAGAAAATATTTCATCAATAATTTCTTTGGTAGTATATCCACCCTTCTCATTCATCTCTTTTACCTTTCGCATAACTTTCGCGAACTCCGCTTCCACTATCGTAACCGGGTCCGTCAAAGCAGCGATAACTGATTGAATAAATTTATAAGAATAATTTGAGTTATCTATCACCCATTCGATGGAGTCGCGCATAATCATCGCCGCTGCTTTATCTTCCTGATCTCTATCATTTTGAGCAAACGCGTTTGGATATAAAATTTGTGCAGTGACGTGTGCCGCTATGGAAATTAATTTATTTCGTGTTACTGGTCGGACTGTCTGTGCTCGCCACATCTCATCCACATCACCAGACTTCGAAGGTACAAAAGAATTAAATCTTTTTTGATTATCATCTCTCTCCATCAAAATAGAACGGTAGTTAAATTCCACATAGGAATTCTCTAATACCTGTCGGCCAGCCTTCATATCACGCTGAACCATTTTTATAACATCTTTAACATTATCTGCTGGTTTATAAGTAGAAACTTTATCAGTAACTTTTTTATTCTTAGAGTCGTAATTTATATAGTGGTACATTTTATTTTAAAATTAATTTATTATTTCTTACCAAAACCTGAACCTGGTTTTACTTTTTTTCTTTTAGAAAATTTTAGTTTAGTTATTTTATTTTAATTATATAATTTATTGATTCGGAATGTCAACGAAATCCAAAATATACTTTCTAATGATATATCTTTTTGTTTTATGCTTTTTTTCCATAATGCAACCACCTTGGCTTCCATTGTTTCACGGAGTTAGTGGTATTTGTATTTCGAACCGCCTGTAAAATGTACGCCATAGTATCTGCGCGATCATCGTGTTTTCCACGGGGGAACGCTAAAAGTTCGTACTCATAATCTAAATCCGCATTCGGCAAGTGCCAAATAACTCCCGCTTGATAAAGTCCCAACAAGCCTCGGATGCGTTCCTCTTTTTTTGTTGAACTCTTTAATTCCGACAAGATAAAAAATTGCTGGCGCTTACGGCGTTCTTCTTCAATCATAAACTTCAGTGCCGCTTGATACGCCACTGTCTCTATCCAGACTTCGGAGTTAAATTCCTTTTGCTGACTGAAAATTTCATTGACTGTTTGCTGGGGGGTGAATTTACCGGCGGTTTCGCGTATCCGATAAAAGTTCGGGCCATTCACTTCCTTGGCAACAGTTAAAACAACTGTGTTGTCCGCAGATTTTTTCTGAGAAATAGCTGGGTCGATAATTGTATAATACCGCAGATACTTTCCTTTAAGCGTATCTGCCTCGTAGTAACGGAATAATTCTTTTTTAAATTCTGCTGTCTCTTGGGATATTGGATTTTGCTGGTATTGGCTCGACCAGAAGTAGGGACTTTGTTGTCGGATAAGACTCAAAAACTCTAAAGGGTACTTTTTCGGCCATAAGGCCTCTCCCTTGCGTCGTAGGAGCTCGCCTGAGGGGCTGTGCTCGTCGTCCTCGGCAATAGCAGGGAAGTTGATAACTTCCCAGTTCTCGGCCTTTTTAGGGTCCTCAGCCTTAATTTTGGCGTCCTCCTCCAGTAATAAACCGACGAGGTCATCATCTCGCCATCTCTGCATGATAACGATGATAGTTCCAAAACCTTCAAGACGAGAATAAAGGGTAGACCGGTAGTAGTCCCATACGGTCTTTCTATCAACTTCAGATTCAGCTGCAGCTCGATCCTTATGGGGGTCGTCGATTATTATTATTTGACCTCCCTTGCCTGTGATTGCTCCACCAATACCCACAGCAGTGTAAGACCCCTCCTGCTTCGTCATCCACTTTGCTTTAGATTTAGTGTCGTCGCGTAATTGTGTTTTTGGAAATATGGTTTGGTATCCTTCATTAGAAATAACATCTCTGGTTTTCATACCAATTTCTTCCGACAACTCAGCACCGTATGTTGTGAGAATAAATTTTAAATCTGGATATAACCCCAGGGACCATGCTGGGAAATAAATGGAGGCGAGTTGGCTCTTACCATGTCGGGGTGGGATGGAGAGAATGATACGCGTTTTTTTCTTGGTAATGGTTCGAGACAGCGCGCGCATAAGCACGCTCGCGATTTTTTCATGAAACCACTCTGTCTCGTAATCTTTATTAATTAGCTGACAAAAGTTCAGGAGATGGTTCCGCGCTGCGGCTCTCAATAAATTTTGTTTCTCTTGTGAGGATTTGTCGATATTGATCATCGGTTGGATTTAAAACATTAAAGGTGATACTTTGTCCATTTTCTTTTTTATCGACCTCGAGTAATTTTTTATATGTTTCTAATACGGCAGGCTTTTTTGTTTTCTTAAATTCTGAATACAGGAGCTGGAGGAGTTCAGGTATTTTACTGCGTCCCCAGTTTCTTGCTTCTTTATAAAGATCGTCGTAGTAGGTATCTCGAGTTTGGTATTCTGATACAATCTCGTTACTGATATTTAAGGTGGTATAAAACTCATCCTTGGTAGCAGGGATTCGCTCGTTAGGAGGGGTTGTAAACCAGCGGATGAAAAAGTTGTAGGAGTTAGGGTGAGGTGCGTTTGACATATGCGGAATTATACCACGTTATAGCAAAAAGCAAAAAGGTTTCTGATAGCGGGAGAGGTATATGTATACAATAACGAAACAATTCTTTTCGTTTGGTGGACACCACACCGCCATACATTATATAAACAGTCAAGAAAACAAAGCAACGAGG